ACGAATGGTTACTACTATGTTTGAATTTGTTTGTAATGGTTTAATGAAATGTTATGGTGGTTTACCAAAATGGCTTCGAGATGATGAAATGGTTGCATTAATTGATCGCTATGTAGATTTACATAAGCGAGGAATTTTCACAGCTGTTTCTATTCTCCCACCTGTTGCTGTTGAAATAATGAAATTAAATGATGATTTAGAACGAATTCGATCAAAAATTTATAAAGGCATGTTACAACAGACATGGAAGAAAATGCCAATTTTGGCTTATATTAATATTATGTTAAAGGAATTAAAACCTGTTATTGATTTGATTCCAATTTTTCTTAAAACAAATATAAAAATGCATCGAAAACAACCAATTTTTATTTATATAACTGGACCACCTGGGATTGGAAAAACAAATGTTTTTAAACTTTATTTAATGCAAAAAATTGTTTATGGCTTGGGACTTTTGAAAGATTATCAACATACATCTACTTATGTTTTTAATCGTAATATTGTTGATAATTATTGGGATGGTTATAATGAAAATTGTATTGTTTGTGACTATACTGATATTTTTCAAGTTTATGATCCTTTAGTTACTCCTGGTCTTTTAAGTGAGTTGACTATGATTGTAGATCCCGCGAATTGTAAACTTAAAGCCGCGAATATTGAACTTAAAACTGGTCTTTTCTTTAATTCTCCTATTGTCGTTGCTTGTGGACAAGAAGATTTTGCTCAGCAAGACTTTTGTACTCGTGTTTGTTTATCAAAGGGAGCTCATCTTAAACGTCGTCGTACTTTACATATCAAACTTGATATGAATCCAAAATATATACAGAACGATATTATTAAAGCTGATGAGCTTGAAAAGAATCGTGGTACAAAACCTTTTCCAGATGATTGTTATACGATTCAAGTTGAAGTTAAAAATTCTGGTGTTTATAGAGTTTTTACTGATGTTAATGAATTTTGTCGATATGCTTTGGTAATCTGTAAAGAAAACTTTGAAGCTCAAGATAAAATGACAGAAGCAATGGAAAATTATTTTAAAGATCCAGTTTCTCGTGTAGAAATGACTCAATCTGATATTGATGATTGTACTGATGCTGATACAAAAGCAGCTTTGATGAAATTATATTGTAAAGATGGAAAGATTAAGTTAACTGAAGATCTGAAAAAAGTTCTTGATCCAACCACTGATTGGAATGATTCTGAATATAAATTTGGTTCTGTTAGTACATTAAATTCATCACTTTTAACTGATATTCATCAGAATCGTTTACCATCTCATGATTCCGATGATTATGATGATGTTTTTATAAATACCAATCCTTTTAATGATCATATTGATGAACATCCTAGTAATTGTAAGTGTCAAAATTTTTTAGACCGAGCTCATGTTCCACTTACTTTTTATGATAAATTAAAAGCTTTAATATCTAAAAATTGTCAGAATCATCATACCACTTTTAATAAAATAACTAATACAGTTGAAATTTATACTATTTATGATAAAATGCAAAAACGTCGTGAATGGAAAGAAGTGCAAATGCATAAGCTTGATGTTTTTAAGAATGATTTTCTTGAAGTTTACAAAAGCTTCAAGGATAAACTTTCAGAAGGTTTGAATGCAATACCTGGTTGGTGCTATATTGTTGCGGCATTAGCTTGTGTAGGTCTTGTTTCTTCTTTACTTTTGTTGCATTTTAGAAAATCATCAGCGATTACTGAATCTCATGAGACAAAAGAGGCGAAGCAAACAAAACAAATTCGCCAGTTGCCCGTAAAAACTGCACATCAGTCTGCTACAATTCAAATGTATGATAATAGTAATATTCAGATTGAACAGAAAATTACTGAAAATTTTGCTCGTTTAGTTTTTAAATCTCCATGTGGACGTGAAGCAAAGGGTGCAGCGTTGGCAATTGGTGGTGATGTGTTTCTCATGCCTAAACATTATTGGGATGTATTTTCTATGATTCATGCTCATTGTGAACGTACAAATCAGGAATATGATTTTCATCTTCATTGGTCTAACAGAGCAACTACTCGTATTCATTATAATATGATTAAAACTTTTAAACCCTCTGATGATGGTGATTATATATTTTTAAAGATAACTAATCTTGTAACAACAAAGAAAATATGGCATTTATTTCAATCTATAGATGATCCTATATGTCTAAGTGATTGTTATTTATTTGGACTTTCACCATCAAATTTTAATTTTGAAAAAATTCATGTTACAAATACTATTGCAATGAAGAAAACTTGGCATAAAGATGCCGAAATTTTTCACGGAAAAATAATTCCACGAAAAGATTATATTTCAGAAAAAGCTTATTTTTATAATAATCCTTGTCCTGGACCTGGTCAATGTGGAAAAATTTTATTTTCAACTAGTGGAACATCACGCAAAATGTTGGGAATGCATGTTGCTGGAACTGTTTCTGATTGTACCGGAATATCAAATCCTGTTTATAAAGAAGTTTGTGAACAAGCAATTAAATTTTTCTATCCTAATGGGTATATGGTAGTTCAAACTGATCCTACTTTTACTGATCCTATGTTACAACCCCATGGAAAACTTCTTGAACCAGCTACTGAGATGGAATTTCCTATTTTAGGAGCTACCGGTTTTATAAAAGTTAATGGAAAGGATAGACGAATGCGAGCAACTTTAGCAAATAAATCAAAAATTTGCCCTAGTATGGTAAAAAGAGAAATGGAAAGAGCTTTAGGTCCAACTAAAACTGCAATTGCTCATCTTTCTCCTTTTGAGAGACTAGATCAAGACCAGAATCTTGTGAAAATTTATCCCATGGCTAGAGGACTTAAAAAGTTAGCGAAAATTAGTAATACTATACCACAAGATATTTATGATGAAGTAGTAAATCATATGATTGAAACTGTTTTATCGTGGACGCCAACAGTCGATAAAAGTGAACGTAAAGTCCGAACGATTAAAGAAGCGCTTAATGGTTATAATAGTGTTAAAAAATTAGATTTAACGACATCAGCTGGTTTTCCATATAATCAAGTTGATAGTTCAAATGGCAAGAAACCGTGGGTTCATCTTGTTGATGATGAGATTATTCCTGGTGAACAACTTTTGAAGAATCTTAATCAACGACTTGAGGACGCTAAAAAAGGAATTATAACTGATACTGTTTTTCAAAGTGCTTTGAAAGATGAAACTCGACCGATTGAAAAAGTGGAAGAAGGAAAAACACGAGTGTTCCAAATTGGCCCTTTTGACTTTACTGTTGCATGTCGAATGTATTTTGGTGATTTATTTGAATTATTTAATAAAACTTTTATTCGTGGAGAATCATCAATGGGCATAAATCCTCTAAGTGCTGAATGGCAATTGTTCGCGGATTTTATGCATGTTTTTTCAGAGATTGAAAATAATAGCGATTGCACAGATTATGATGCATCTCTTGTACACCAAATATGTTGCTCTATGTATCAAATTGCAAATGCTTTTTACGATGACGGGCCTGAAAATGCCTTGATTCGTGAAGTGTTAGTAAAGACTGCTATTAATAGTCGTCAAGTTCTTGATGATTTTATTGTTCAATTCCGGCAAGGAAATCCATCTGGTTGGTTTTT